CCGCAAGGAAACGGCAAAGAAGGTCTGCGAGGCGTTTGGTTGATTTCGGGGGTAAATAGGTGCAACAAAAGTGCAGCAGTTTTCTCTATTTTTCGCTCAAAACCGGTTGGAAAGCCGTTTCAAACTTGTTTCGGACTTGATAAAAGGTTGTTTCTGAAAAATTACATATTTGTTGGAAAAGCGACGGAAACACGCGAATATAGCAGAAAATCCGGTCTAAAATATGCATAGAAAACGACCGGAAATCTTTCGATTTCCGGTCGTTTCTGGTGCGGACTACTGGACTCGAACCAGTGACCTCATGCGTGTGAAATATAGCCGTGCTTTTGCCTCACCGTTTTTCTTTGTTTTTCGCTGTTTTTCTCTCATTTTCTCACTTGCAGGCAGTTGCAAACAGTCAAGGACATTTGCGGTTACTAACAGAAAACTAACAATTTTCAGCGTCCTCGACAGCGGCAATAAGCTGCTCGGCATCCGCATGAACATAGATACTTGCCGTGGTGGTATAACTGGCATGACCGAGTATCTTTTGAAGAGCCTCGGGTGCAACGCCGGATTTCCGCGCCCAGCTCGCGTAGGTGTGCCGCGTCGCGTGCGGCGTTTTCCTTGCGATTTCCAACCGTTCGAGCAAGGGGTAATAGTCTCTCCGCCGGAAATTCGGGACCGTGCGCTGCCCCTCGTATCCCGATAAAAGCAGATCACTTGTTGCGCGAGCCTTAAAATCTACAAAATACGCGCGCCCCTCTGTGCGGATGGGAATAATGCGGTTCTTTCCGGCCTTGGTTTTTTCGCCGCCAATGACATAGTTTTCGTGGCAATCATCCGCAGGCAGGCCGAACAGCTCGCCGATTCTCATGCCGGTATAGATCAACATGAGGACGATTTTTGCGGTGTCGCTGCCATCTTCTTCCAGTTTTCTAATGTCCTCGTCGGTGAAAATTTCCTTTTCCTTTTTGACGTTCTCGGGCAGCTTGACAAACCGCGCAAAATTGGTCGTGCATATCTCCTCACGCATCGCCCAATCCGACATCTGCGTAATGAGCTGCTTATACTTGCTCACGGTGGAGTGGCTCTTCCCCATATACGGGTCAATGACCGCCTGAAAATCCGCCGCGCGCAGCTCGCGGAATTTCCGCTCATAGAGCGGCGCAAAAATCTTGTATGCTCCGTCGTATGATTCTATGCCGTGCTCGCCGATCTCGCGGTAATGCTCCGCTTTCCAGCCCTCGAAAACCTCGGCGAAGGTCATGTTATACCGCTCTGTCAGGTCTTTCCCGGAGAGGCGTTCCAGCGCGTCCAGCGCCTCCGACTTCTTACCGTAATACCCAATGATGATTTTATTTTTTGCAGCTACCCACGGGCGCGATCTCCGGCCTTGCAGCCGGTAGACCGTGCCCTTTCCATTTCCGCGCCGGAGCGCCTTGCGGCTCTTTCTCTCCTGCTCTGCCCCACACTGACAGCAGAACGGGCCGTCCGGCACTTCCCTTTTGCATTTAATACAGATCATTAGTTCACCCTATAGATAATTGACATTCTCTGCTGTAAATTTTTGTCAATGACAAAACCGTTATTCTGGTGTAGTATAAATGCGAGCTCAATATAGGGACTTCGGAGCCTCGGAAAGGGGCTGCTCCCATGTCGGACCATGAACTTCTGGAAAAGCTGCGTGACCTTACGCCTGATCATCAGGCGCTTGCGTTGGAGGTTCTGCAAGAGCTTCTAATATCTCAGCAAATTTCCTCTTGTTCTCAGGCGATAACCGACGCAACAAATCCATAATGCGCGCATCCTCTGGTGAAAGGCCGTCGCTCTTCGGAGCGGCGGTCCTTTCTGTCTTTAGTTCGGAGAGGCTACAGCCAATCGCATCGGCGACCTGAGCAAGAGAACCGTCCTCCCAATTGTAATTTCCGTACAGCATATCAGGTATATCCCGTTCCGAGATATGGAGAGAGCGCAACACCGACTTTGCGGCAGCCTCACTTCCAGCGGCGATAACGATATTTACACCAACGTCGGACAGCCTCGGGTCTAATGACACGGGCGAGTTTTCATCAACGCTACGCAACAAATCCGTTACTGAAATCCCAACGAAGTCCGCTATCTTCCTGTACGCTCCAATGGTAGGATTGATGCTTTCGTTTCGAGAGTTCACGCCTCTTTCGAGCATACTGATATATCCTTTACTAATTCCGGACCGATCCGCAAACTCTTGCATCGACATGTTGTTATGTTCGGCCCTATATTTACTTATAAATTCTCCCAGCGTCATTTTTGCGCCTCCTTGCTGTTGTTCACTTAATTGTACAACAAGGTAAACAAAATAGCAAGCGCAAATTTGTTGAATATTTTATGGGCCAAGCTGTTAAATATAGTTGACATGACTTGTTCAACATGGTAAACTTTGTTCAGCAATCGAAAGGAGGTGTTATGATGGGGTACAGAATAAAGGAAATCCGCAACGAAAAGGGAATGTCGCAAGAGGAATTGTCCGTTAAATCCGGCATTTCTCGAACGATAATTTCAGGTCTTGAGAGCGGAACGCGCGCAAACACTTCGGCTGGCACATTGCTAAAAATAGCCGATGCGCTCGGAGTTGGCGTCGAGGAAATTTTTTTTACGCAGCGCGTCCAACATGGTAAACAATGAGAGGAGGAGCCCTTGTGCAAATCATTTCGACTATGACGCCGCAGAGCGCGGCGGAATACCTGCGAGCGTGTGGCATGAGCATTTCCCCCGATACCCTGCGCCGCGGCATTGAGCAGGGCGTTTATCCGTTCGGCCTGTGCATCAAAACGGACGGGAGCGCCGTCTACCAGATTTTCAAGCGCCTGCTGGACGAGTGGATCGCGGAAAGGGGCGCTGAGGCATGAGCAAAGAAACGCGGGGGGCAGCTTGTGAACGGCAAGGAAGTGGCGCGGCGTCTGCGCGTCCCTTACCGAACGGCGCTTGACCTGCTTCAGTCCGGCACGATAACGAGCCGGAAAGAAAAAGGCGTGTGGGTAGCCGAGGCTGCGACCGTGCAGAGGTTCAAGCGCGGGAACGACCGGAAGATCGAAAAACTGCGCTCCGATTATGTGCGGCTCTATTGGGAGGGTCTTTCTCCTGACCGGCTGCAAGCGCGTGTGCGCGACGACATGGCGCTGCGCGGCATCGTCTGCACCGCCAGCGGCTTTGCGGAGCAGGCTATCTATGCCGACCTGATGAAAGAGAGGAACACCACATGAGACATGACCACCGTACCCGCGAGCAGCGCAAGGCCGACGCTTCGGCGCGCATCGCCGCCGTCTGCCTGTTCCTCGCGGTGATGCTTATCATCGTCGCAGCCCTAACGGTTAAAACCACCGGACAGCCGTACAAGGGCGAGCCGCCGGTCATCGAGGACCGGCTGCGCGGCGAGGACAAGCCCGCAGAGGGATGTGCGGTGCTCGACATCGGCGAACCACTCGGCGAGTTCACGCTAACCGCCTATTGCCCGTGCATGAAGTGCTGCGGCAAGTGGGCGAACGGCATCACAGCGACCGGCATGACCGCCACCGAGGGGCGAACCGTTGCCGTTGACCCTCGCGTGATCCCTTACGGTTCGACCGTCACGCTCTACTACGAGGACGGCACGGTACATACCTACACCGCCGAGGACTGCGGCGGCGCGATCAAGGGAAACCGCATCGACGTGTTCTTTGACAGCCACGAGGACGCCCGCGCGTTCGGTGTGCAGAGCGCAATGGTATATGTGGAGGCGGCGGCATGAGCCTTTCCGGTTACACCAACACGCCGATCCTGCCCGAGAAAGCGAAAGAGCTAATGTCACTTGACACCGAGTACAAGGAGATCATCACCTACGGCAAGATCGAGGAGTGGTTTACAGCATGGGGCGGGAAAGTCTATGTGAGCTTTTCCGGCGGCAAGGATTCAACCGTGCTGGCCTACCTTACCGCCAACTGGCTCTCACATTTCCGCACGCCGCCGTGGCCGCTGAACCTCGTATTTGTCAATACGGGGCTGGAGTACCCGGAGATTCAGCGGTTCGTAAACGAATATACGGACTGGCTGCGGAAGAAGTTCCCTCGCGTGACGATCAACCTTACTCGGCTGCGTCCGAAGATGACCATCCGGCAGGTGGTGACGAAGTACGGGTACAGCATCATCGGTAAAGACGTAGCGCACCGGATAGAAACCGCGCGGCGTTCGCCAAATAGCCGAAGTATGAAGCTATTGCGTGGGGAAGTCTTACGCACCGATGGGGAAAAGAGCATATACAACTGCGAAAAGTGGGAGTACTTGCTTTCGGTTCCATTCCTCATATCAGACAAGTGCTGTGGAATTATGAAAAAGTCCCCATCAAAGAGCTATGAGCACCAAGCGGATGTCAAGCCCATGACGGCAACAATGGCGGAGGAAAGTCTTCTGCGGATGCAAAAATGGCGCGAAACCGGCTGCAACGCCTTTGAAGGAAGGCGTCCCTTATCTAAGCCCATGAGTTTCTGGACGGAGCAAGACGTGCTTCGCTTCATCGTAGACCGGCATATCCCTATCGCAAGTGTCTACGGCGATATCGTAGCCAGTGACGGTGATAACGACTATGCGGAAACGCTGATCGACTGCAAACTGCACTGCACAGGCTGCCAGCGCACGGGCTGTATGTTTTGCGCGTTCGGGGCTCATCTCGAAAAGGGCGAAAACCGGTTTGAGCGCATGAAGCACACGCATCCGAAGCACTACGACTTTTGCATCGGCGGCGGCGAATGGGACACGGACGGGCTATGGAAACCCAATGAAAAGGGCCTCGGCTACGGTCGAGTTCTGGATTATGTGGGGGTGAGGTATTGATATGAGACGGCGAGAGTTGGCAGACCTTGAGCCTTGCCCGAAGTGCGGCAGGCTCGGCGGCGAGCGCAAGCAGAGCGTGAACATCACGGGCAAGTATTACGTCCGCTGTCGCTGCTGCGGCTACACGACGTCAAGCAACGGAGAGCCGAACAATGCCGTTGCGATATGGAACCGGCAGAGCCGGAAAGGAGGCATCCCATGAACAATCTGCAAGAACGCCGCGTGTTCCTCGGCCTGACACAGCCGGACGTGAGCCGCGAGCTTCGCAAGGTCGACCCACGCATGGACGTGGGCATGGTGTCCCGTTTTGAACGCGGCGCGTGCTTACCGACCGCCGCCGTGCTGAAACGGCTGACAGAGGTCTTGCAAGCCTCTGTGAGCGACCTTTACGGCGCGGAGGACATGGCGGTATGGAAGAACGGAACGGCGGAGAAGTGACCACAGAGCCGACGGAGAACGCCAAGACGCTTGTGGCATTTCTGCGCTACGGCGCGGAGCAGGCACAGACGCGGGACGAGCTTTGCCGTCTGACCGGCTGGACGGACCGTGTTGTGCGGCAGGCCGTCGAGGACGCGCGAAAAGCCGCAGGCGACGACGGGCCATTCATTGTGACCGCCGTCGGCGGCAGGGGCTATTACCTCACCGACGATCCGGACGAGATCGAGCGGCACTACCGCGGCGAATACGCCCGCGCCATGTCTATCCTCGTCAGCACCAAAGGCGAGCGCCGCTATCTGAAAAAGCGAGGCCGCCTATGACCTACCTGTGCAACCGCTGCGGCGCGATCATTTACGAGCCGCGGACGGTAATGAGCCGTGAAAACCTCGACGGCGAGAACGGCGTCGAGTGGCGGACAGACCTTTACTGCCCCGAGTGCGGGGCGGAGGAAATGTATTTTGAAGAATTGGAGGAGACCGAAGATGGATAACACCCTGATGAAAGTGACGCAGCTCCCCGTGATTGAGGAGCATTTGAGGAGCCGGAAGGAGCAGACAGAGCAGCGCGTCGCAGAGGCAATGAGCCTTGTCTGCACCGACGAGACCTTAACCAGCGTGAAGAACATTCGCGCCGAAATGAACCGCGAGTTTGCCGACGCCGAGACCCAGCGCAAGGCCATTAAAGCCGCGATCATGGAGAAGTACGACAGCTTCGAAGCCGTCTACCGTGAGTGCATCGCCGACCCGTACAAGCGCGCCGACGCAGACCTGAAAGCCAAGATCGACGCGACGGAAAGCGAGATCAAGAGCCGCTGCGAGGAAATGCTGCTGGGCTATTTTCGGGAGCTGTGCGCGGTCAACGAGATCGACTTCCTTTCGTTCGGGCAGACCGGCGTTAAGGTCGATATGGCGAGCGCCAGAGCCAAGACGCCGAAGAAGCTCATGGAGCAGATCAAGCTAAAGGTGGACGGCGTGGCGCAGGACATGAAAACCATCGGCACGATGGGCGAGAACGCGCCGGAGATCATGGTGGAGTACAAAAAGAACCTCGACCTCTCGCTTGCGATCTCCGTTGTCAACGAGCGTCACCGCCGCGCCGAGGAGGAGCGCGAGGCCGCGAAGCGCCGCACAGAAATGGAAGAAGCCCGCTCTGCCGGAGTACCCGCCCGCGAGGATACCGGCGCAGCGGCCCCGCAGATCGTCCCGAAGCGCGTGGAGCAGGCGGCGGTCGAACGCCTCACGGTGTCGTTCCGCGTGACCGATACGCGCGAGCGCCTGCGCCTTTTGAAGCAATTCCTTGTCAGCAATGGCTATCAGTACGAATGATTATTTGAGGAGGATATTACCATGAACGAAATGCAGACCTACAACAGCACCGAAGTTGTGAGCGCCAAGAGCGTGAACGCCGAAATGATGATCTCCCGTCAGGCGCAGGAGGTACAGGCGGCAATGGTCGTCGCCAAGCGTTTTCCCCGTGACGAGATCGAAGCGAACAACCGCATTCTCAACGCCTGCAAGCGCAAGAGCCTTGCCGAGCGCGCGATCTATGAATACCCGCGCGGCGGCGAGAACGTGACCGGCCCCTCGATCCGTCTCGCCGAGGTCATGGCGCAGAACTGGGGCAACCTCGACTTCGGCATTACCGAGCTGGAGCAGAAGAACGGCGAGAGTACCGTCATGGCCTACTGCTGGGATTTGGAGACCAACACCCGCCAGACGAAGATCTTCACCGTGCCGCATATCCGCTACACCAAGAAAGGCAGCGTTGCCCTCACCGACCCGCGCGACATCTATGAAATGGTCGCCAATCAGGGCGCGCGCCGTATGCGCGCGTGCATTCTTGGCATTATCCCCGGCGACGTGGTAGACGCCGCTCTTGCGGCGTGTACCAAGACGATGATGGGAAAGAGCGATGAACCCATGATCGACCGCGTACGCAAGATGGGACAGGCGTTCAAGGACGACTTCGGCGTACCGATGGAGTGCCTTGAAAAGTACATCGGCTGCAAGGCCGAAGCGTTCACGGCGCAGAGCATCGTGCGCCTGCGTAATGTGTATACCTCACTGAAAGAGGGACGCGCGAGCCGCGAGCAGTATTTTGATCTCCCGACCGTCGAAGTTGACGAGGCCACAGGCGAGGTCAAGGACGAGCTGCCCGCTCCCGCTGATGCCCTCGGTACGCCGGACGACGCAAAGACCGGCACCCCCAAGCAGGTGAGCATGAATGATCTGTAAGGTCAAGGTCATTTCGACCGGCTCCAAGGGGAACGCCGTACTGCTGAATGATGAAATCCTCATTGACTGCGGCGTTCCCTTTCGGGAACTCGAACCATACTGCAAGGGATTGAGGCTCGTCCTGCTGACGCACGTTCACGGCGACCATTTCAACCCCGAGACCATCAAGCGCCTGCACTTCCTGCGCCCTGCGCTGCGCTGGTGCGTCCCTCCGTGGCTCATGGAACCGATGGGACGCATCGGCGTGGACCGCCGCGTGACCGACGAGGGCATGGCAGGCCATGTGCTGTTCTACTCCTGTTCCCTTCTCTACCCCGTCTGTGTGTCCTACAATTCCATTCCTCACGATGTTCCGAATTGTGCGTGGCATATCGAATTTGCAAACGGCGAGCGCGTGTTCTATGCGACGGACTGCGCCTCGCTGGACGGCATTGTGGCGCGGGACTACGACCTTTATCTGATCGAAGCAAACTACGGCGAAGAGGAGATACAGGAGCGCATGAAGCGCAAGCTGGAGGCGGGAAAATTCAGCTATGAGAGCCGCGCGATGGAGAGCCATCTATCCCGCGAGCAGGCGTGCGCATGGCTCGTCAAAAACGCCGCCATCGGTAAGAGCCGTGTGCTCTATCTGCACCAACACCAAAGTGAGGAGGCCGCCTATGATACCTTGGGTACAAGTTTACAGCAACCTGCGCCAGCGCCATGACAAGGAGGGCTGCCTATGAGGTCAAGAGGCGCGCTGACATGGTTTGCAGTTGATACCTGCATACACACCTCACCGAAGGTGGTAGACCTCGCTTCAAAGCTCGGCCTTGACCTCGACACGACGGTCGGAAAGCTGTGCCGCCTGTACGCATGGGCAAAGACAACGGGAAACGAAAGCGGGTATATCGGCTTTATCCCAAATGAAGAGATCGCCGGTATTCTTCGCTGGAACAAGAAACCGCAGGTGCTTGTCGGAGCTCTCACATCAAGCGGCATCCTCGACAAAGACGAGGACGGCGGATACACCATTCATGGATGGTACGAACGGAACGGAAAATCCACGGAAAAAGCGCGGAAAGATGCAGAGAGAAAAGCATAGTTTCTCCACGGAAATTCCACGGAAAATCCACGGAAATTCCCGCTGTACAAATACAGATACAGATACAGAGAGAAATACATAGTCTTTTCTTCTGTTAAGCGCGCTATTGTTAGACTTCAACAGAACAGGAGGATTGCCCCATGACGAAAGAGGAGATGGTCAAGCTCTCCGGAATGCTGGATGCGTTCTTCACTTCTGCCCCTGCCGGTCAGCGCGCGAGCGGGAACGAGAATATCTTCCTTGCGTACTATCTGGCGCTGGAACCGTTCAGCTACGCGCAGGCCCGCGAGGGCATCATCGTGCATTCCCGCAAAAGCCGGATGTATCCGGCCCCTGCGGAGATCATCGCCTGTATGCCGGAGGCCGTGGCGGGCGGGGAGGAGAACGCGCCGCCGTGTGACCGGGGCTGGATGCGGAAGCACATTCCGCCGGAGAACATCGGCAGCGTTTCCCGCTATGCGAGGCAACACGGTATGACGTGGCCGCAGGCCGCGGCTGCGCTCAGAGGGGCGCGGGTGGCGCCATGAGCGGCTATCGCGGCTGCTGCTTCGCTTGCCCGTTTTACTCGCGGGACTACCGCGACTATCTCAACTGCGAGGGCGGGCAGCTCAAAATGCCGAAAGAGGCACTGGACGACTACATGGCGCGGTACTGCGCCAACTCCACAGCATGGCGCAGCTGCACCATTGCCCGCGCCCTGCTGCTGAACTACGAAAGGAAAGAACGACATGACAAACAAGCAAAAGATCGCCGAGCTTGAAACGAAGCTGCGGCGCTACGAGAAAAGGATCGGCGATTTGCAGAAGCTCAACGCGAAGCTCTCCGTGCAGGTGGTTGGCTCCACGCAGATCGGCAAGGCCGTGGACGCGATTCTGATCCAGACGGCGCTCACCTACGGCGAGGCTGCCATAGACCCCGATACCGGCGAGGAGATCGGCAAGCGCCTGACGCTTCCGCCCGTCGAGGTGAGTGAGCTGCTGAAGCGCTACGAGGTCCACGCCCGCAAGGACGACGGCGGACAGTACATCATCGGCGTCGGCCTGCGGGACGACCCGAACGACCACAAGGGAGGCAACGCATGAGAATAGCTGTTATGAACACCAACGTGTTCAATACGACCATCGCCGCCGTAAAGGGCGCGGTATCAACGAGCGCAAGAAAGCCGATGTATGAGCATATCCGGCTGGAATTTCGCAGGGAGAACAAGGCGGTTACGGCTATCGCCACAGACGGCTGTCGTCTCTTCGTGGAGCACGCGACCTGCTTTGAGATCGAAGAGGATTTCGATTGCTACATCAAGCCGAGCGTTCGCCTGCCGCGCGGTCAAGACATGCGCTTGGAGCTGAAAGAGCGGAGCAAAACGGAAAGCGCGGTTGAGATCGAATGCCTCGGCTGCATCTTCGGTTTTGTTCAGCCGGTCGGGGAGTTTCTGGATTGGGAAAAGGTCCTGCCCGATGCGCCGACGTTCCGCATCGGCGTGAACGCCGAGTATCTTCTCTCGGCGTTGCAGGCGGCAAAGGCCAGCGTCGGCGGCACCTTCAAGCAGCCTGCTATTCTGGAATTCCGCGGGCCGATTGCCCCCATTACGATCAAGACCAACCGCGAGGACGTCAAAATGGTCCTGCCGGTGCGCATCAAGGAGGCGGACAATGGCTCTGACGGCGGCTGATGTGGCGAGAATGTCCCCTGCGGCGCAGAAGCAAATCGCCGCGAAGCTCGTCGGCGAGGCGCAGCGCAAGAAACGGAAATACCACAACGAGCCGACGGTCTCGCACGGGATCACGTTTGACAGCAAGAAAGAGGCACGCCGCTATGAGGAGCTTTTGCTGATGCTCAAGGCCGGAACGATCCGCAGGCTCAAATTGCAGGTCGATTTCACCTTGCAAGAGGCATACACGACGCCGGGGGGCGAGAGGGTACTCGCGATGCGCTATCGCGCAGACTTCGCCTACGAGCGCCCTACAAGGCCAGACGCGGCGGGCGTGGTTTACTGGATTCCGGTCGTCGAGGACGTCAAGAGCAAGGCGACGGCGACGGACAAGTACAAGCTCAAGAAAAAGTTGATGCTGGAGAAATTCAACATCACGGTCAAGGAGGTCTGACATGGACATGGTAGTTATTCTTGCGCTGGCGCTGGTGGCTCTCGCTGCCGCTCTGCTCGCGTGGGCGTGGCGGAGAAACCGCCCGCCCTGCGCGACCTGCCGCCACCAGTACAAACGATACGAATGGGCGAATGGGCGCACGGCCTACTCCTGCCGCCTGCGGCGTGGGAAGTGGAACAAGCTGCGCATCGTGCAGGACATTGAGGACTGCCCGCATTGGGAACGGAGGAAGCATGAGAAAGACGATTGAGGTCTGCCGTCCCTGCGTGGAAGCGATGCGGCGTGCCGGAAAGGTGCTGCGTGAGGTAGAGCATCGGCGCGACGAGAAAGGCACCTGCTTTTGGTGCGACCGGCGGCGCTTCGTGAGCCGGTATGAGATCGTGAGGAGGTAGAGTGATGTCTGTCAGCAAATCAAAGCGCGAAGCGGTCTATCGAAAGTATGACGGCCATTGTGCGTATTGTGGGCGTGAAATCGCTTACAAGGATATGCAGGTAGACCATTTTCAACCATTGAGGGCGTGGGGGATTGAGGACACTGGAACAGATGACCTTGACAACCTCATGCCAGCCTGCCGGATGTGCAATCATTACAAGAGAGCAAATTCGCTCGAGACATTCCGCCGCTATATCGCAGAAATTCCGCGAAAACTGCGCGAGAATTATATCTACAAGGTCGGAATTGTGTACGGCGAGATTGCAGAGCAAGCACACCCGGTCAAGTTCTATTTTGAGCAACAGGAGGCGATGAAGAAATGAGTAAGGCTGTCATGCTAAGCGTCCGCCCGAAGTGGTGCGAGAAGATCGCCAGCGGCGAAAAGACTATTGAAGTCCGAAAGACGCGCCCGAAGCTGGAAACGCCGTTTAAGTGCTATATCTACTGCACAATTGACGGCATTAAGAAAATGCCGAAGGACTATATCGCAGAGAGTGTTGAACGCGGCAAGGTCATTGGCGAGTTCATCTGTGAAAGAATCGCCCTTATTGCATACGATGGCGGCGAGTTAAGTAGTACAACAAATGCCGCCTTTTCCCCCGCGACGTGTTTAACTCAGTCAGAAATTATAGCTTATATCGGCGATAAGGGGCGTTGTTACGGCTGGCACATCTCCGACCTGCGCATCTACGACGCGCCGCGCGAACTGAGCGAGTTTACCGGACTACGCAATACGAGATTCGGCGCAGCGCCATATGACATCAAGCGCGCGCCGCAGAGCTGGTGCTATGTGGAGGCGATGTGATGGGACGGCTGTGGGATTACTGCGCGTTCTGCGGAAAGCGCATCGAAACGGGAGAAAAGTGCTACGGCTTGCCAAACGGAGAGAGCGTATGCACAGATTGCTGTGTTGAAGAAAACGAGGGCGCGGCTGTATCCAACGGGGAGGAAGAACAGGTGGACGACAATGGCTGAATACATTGGCGCGAAGATGGACGGTGAGACATGTACGCCATCGAAGTGATCCGCGTCCGCCGCGACAAGCGCTATGCGATCCGCCGTGTATGCGGAACATACGCCGTCCCCGCCGAGGCCGTCGGCAAGAGCTATGCCACCGAGGCCGAAGCGCGGAGAGCCGCGCGGGACATGGGCGTGAGCATTGAGGCCGTGGGCGACCTGTACCAGATATGCCGCCGAGGGAAGTGAAGCCCTCGGCGGCTCCTTCCTGCCCGAACGAGGGAGAGGGGGAAAGGGGGACTATAGGGGGATAAGGGGGAGAGGGTGCGTATTCCCGTGACGTGTGTATATGGCAGAGAGGGTATATCGCGTGCGCGCGCAAAAGACGGCAGGGGCCAGCGGGGAAAGAAAACGCCCGCGCCCGTGGTGAAAGCTGCGAAAAGGCGTGATACGCTTTAGGATACAGAACATTTCAGAAAGGCGGTGGCGGTATGGCGGAGCTGAATGAGAAGCAACAGCGTTTCGTCGAGGAATACATGATCGACTTGAACGCTACGCAGGCCGCTATCAGAGCGGGCTACTCCGTTAAGAACGCGGCTTCGATAGGGGCGCAGCTGCTAAAGAAAACTCAAGTTCAGCGCGCAATAGCGCGCGCGAAGGCAGAGCGCAGCCGCAGGACCGGCATCACGAGTGACCGTGTGTTGCAGGAGCTGGCCCGCATAGCCTTTGTCAATGCCGCCGATCTGATTGACCCCAAAACCGCGCAGGTGCTGCCCGACGCAAGCCCCGACGATCTGAAAGTGATCTCTGGCGTCAAGGTGAAATATGTCCCGCACAAAGAGCTTAACGACGACGGTGAGATCATGATTGTCGATGCAATAGAACGCGAAGTGAAGATGTGCGACAAGGTGAGAGCGCTTGATATGCTCTGTAAGCACCTTGGATTGTACGACGCGAAGCAGGGCGACGACGAGGGTGGGACCGGCATTGTGGAGCTGCCCGCGGCTATGCCCACACCTCTGCCGCCCGAGGACGACGAGGACGGTGACGGCCCATGAGCGCCAATGTGATCTGGTCGCCGCAGGAGCGGCAGGCGCTTTTTATGAGCCGCTTTGAGGACGAAGCGCTGTACGGCGGCGCGGCGGGCGGCGGCAAAAGCGACGCGCTTGTGATCGAGGCCCTGCGGCAGGTCGATGTCCCGCACTATAAGGGCCTGATCCTGCGAAAGACCTTTCCCCAGCTCGCGGAGCTGATCGACAAGACGCTGAACTACTACCCGCGGCTGTTCCCGCGCGCCCGCTACAACGGGAGCAACCACACATGGACGTTCCCGAGCGGCGCGAAGATCATTTTCGGCTCGATGCAGTACAGCAAGGACAAGGTCAAGTATCAGGGGCAGGCGTATGACTTCATTGCCTTTGACGAGCTGACGCATTTCACCTTCGACGAGTATACCTACCTGTTTTCCCGCAACCGACCAAACGGGCCGAATACGCGCGTCTATACGCGCTCCACGGCGAACCCCGGCGGCGTGGGCCACGGATGGGTGAAGGAGCGGTTTATCACCGCGGCCCCGCCGATGCAGACGGTATGGGAGCGCGTGATGATACGATACCCGGACGGGCACGCGGAAAAGCGGTGGAAGAGCCGCGTATTCGTGCCGTCCACGGTGTTTGACAACAAAATCCTGCTCGCAAACGACGATAACTACCTCGCCCGCCTTGCCTCCATGCCGGAAGCAGAGCGGCAGGCGCTGCTATACGGCAATTGGGACAGCTTCTCCGGTCAGGTGTTCCGCGAGTGGGTAAACGACCGCGAGCACTACACCGACCGCATCAAGACGCACGTCGTCTCTCCGTTCCTGATCCCGAAAGACTGGACGGTCTGGTGCGGAATGGACTGGGGCTATTCCCGACCGTTCTCCATCGGCTGGTACGCGGTCGACCATGACCGGCGGCTCTACCGCATCCGCGAGTATTACGGCTGCACCGGCACGCCGAACGAGGGCGTGAAGATGGAGCCGACCGCCGTGGCGCAGACCATGCGGCGCATCGAGGCGGAGGACCCGAACCTCAAGGGGCGCACGATACACCGCGTGGGAGACCCGGCGATCTGGGGCACGCAGGGGACGGAGAGCATCGGCTCCCTGTTCGAACGGGAGCGCGTTTACTTCGAGAAAGGCGACAACGCACGCCTCGACGGCAAGATGCAGGTGCATCACCGCCTTGCATTCGACGAGCGCGGCGTCCCGATGCTCTACGTCTTTTCGACCTGCAAGCACTTCATCCGCACCGTGCCGAGCCTTGTCTATGACGAGCGCGACGTGGAGGACGTGAACACGGAGCAGGAGGACCACATCTACGACGAGCTGCGCTATGTGTGCATGGAGAATCCCATCGCCCCGCGCATCCGAAAGCCGCAGGAGCCGAAGCCCTACGATCCGCTCTCGACCGGCGACACCGCATACGACCGCTACGACTGGTATCGTAAACACTAACACACAGGAGGAAAAGACCATGAAAATCAACCCCGATGCACAGCGCACAGAGTACGGCCTGCCCCCGGAAACGCCCGCGCAGGCCGAAGCCGCCGGGATCTACGCGCTTTTGCAGAGCAAGGGCAGCTCTCCGACCGTTGGCGCGCTGCGCGACAGCACCACGGAGGCCATGACACCGACCGCCGCCATCGGGCAGCAGGAGCTTTCCGAGGCGATGGAAGCGCTGCAAAAGTACAAGGGCGGCAAGGCCAACTACGAAGGCCGCATCAAGAGCAATGAAAAATGGTGGCGGCTGCGCCATTGGGACGAGCTGCGCAGCAAGCAGCCGCACGCGGGCGAAAGCCCGGAGCCTGCGAGTGCATGGCTGTTCAACTCCATTCTCAACAAGCACGCCGACGCGATGGACAACTACCCGGAGCCGGTGTGCCTGCCGCGCGAGCCGAGTGACGAGGAGAGCGCAAAGACCCTCTCGGCGATCCTGCCGGTCATCATGGAGGATAACGAGTTTGAATCGACCTATAGCTACGAGTGGTGGGAAAAGCTCAAGCACGGTGCGGCGATCTACGGCGTCTTTTGGGACAGCGGCAAGGAAAACGGCCTCGGCGACATCTCCATTGACCGCATCGACCCGCTGAACATCTTTTGGGAACCGGGCGTCGAGGACATTCAGGACAGCCGGAATCTGTTCATTCTCTCGCTGGTAGACCGCGATCTGATCGAGGCGGACTATCCCGAGTATGCCGGTCAGCTCGGCGGCAAGAGCTTCGAGACCACGCGCTACGACTACGACGACACCGTAGACACGAGCGGCAAGGTCACGGTGATCGACTGGTATTATAAGCGCCGGACAAACGGGCGCACGGTGCTGCACTACGCGCGCTTCACCGACCCCGAGCACCTGCTGTACGCCTCCGAAAACGACGAGCAGTACACGGAAAAGGGCTGGTATTGGGACGGCGAATACCCCGTCGTGGTCGATGCCCTGTTTCCTGAGAAAGGATCGCCGATGGGCTTCGGCTACATCGACATTGCGCGCGACCCGCAGCTCTACATTGACAAGCTGTGGAGCAACATTCTGGAAACCTCGCTGATCAACACCAAGCGACGCTTTCTCGTGAGCGAAAGCGTCAACGTCAACGAGGACGAGCTGCGCGACGTCAATTCCCCGTTCATCCATGTAGGCGGGCAGGTGAGCGACGAGCGCATCCGCGAGCTGACCATGCGCCCGCTGGACAGCGTGTATGCCAACATCGTTTCGATGAAGATCGACGAGCTGAAAGAGACGAGCGCGAACCGCGATGTGTCCAACGGCGGCGTGAGCGGCGGCGTGACGGCTGCTGCGGCGGTGGCCGCCTTGCAGGAGGCGGGCAACAAGGCGAGCCGCGACATGATCGCCGCGGGCTACCGGGCAGACACGCGCATTGTCCGCTTCTGCATTTCCCGTATGCGCCAGTTCTACGACACGGAGCGCAGCTTCCGCATCACGAACGAAATGCCATACGAATACGCCTCCGTAGGACCGCAGCAGCTTGCCGATCAGGTGACCGGACAGGACAGCGAGGGGAACGACCTGTTCCGCCGCCCGATCTTCGATATCAAGATCAAGGCGCAGAAAAAGAACCCGTTTTCCCGCGCCGAGCAGAACGAGCGGGCAAAGGAGCTGTACCAGATGGGCTTCTTCTCCCCGGAGCGTGCGCAGGAGAGCAGCATCGCACTGGACATGATGGACTTTGAGGGCATTGACAAGATACGCTCTCAGGTCAACGAGGGCGCCACGCTCTACAACACCGTACAGCAGCAGGGTGCGGAGCTGCAAAAGGCTCTGGCGATCATTCAGGCGCTCACCGGCAAGGACATGAGCGTCACAAACACGCAGGGAGGCGCGTCTATGGCGCAGGGCGGCGGAGCGTCCGCGAGCGGCGGCAGCGGCCTTGCAAGAGCCGAGGCAGACGCGCAGGCGCAGCAGACGCCGTATATGCAGCGGCTCGCGGAGAACAGCAAGCCGAATATGGCGGCGTCCTACAACGCGGCGAATCCGCAATAATGGGAGGACGGTATGACAAGAGTTTACGCGGAGCAGGACGGATCGCGCTATATGCTGCTCGCCGAGGGCCATGCCGGCGCGACGGACGCCTGCAATTACATTACGGGCGTGATGTACGCCTTTGCCGGGTATGTTGCCAACGCCGAGCGGGATGGGCGCTGCGAGGTCTACAGCCTTGAGATCGACGACAAGGAGCCGCGCTTCCTCGTACATTGCAGCGGCGACGAGCGCGTGGAGGCGGCATTTGAGGCAGCCCTGATCGGCTTGCAGCAGCTCGAACAGACGAGGCCGGAGAGCATCGCGGTCGATCTCGCCGAAGAAAACTTGTAAAAAATCTTTTCGTCCCGTGGTGAAACGGAGAAAACCCCGTGTTACGCTGAAAGCGCACAGGGGTATGTCTCCTCCGAATGAGTGTAGGGAGGCCGAAAGGCTTTCCGTGCAGGGGAGCGTCCGGTTCTGGCGCTCCCCTGTCCCTACGCCGAGAGCTTTCCTGTGCTGCTTACACGGGGAAAGGACCCGCGATACAAGGAGGACATGACCATGAAACGCAACAAACTTTTGTACCCTGTCACCCTCGGCCTGTTTGACGGCGGCGCTGCCGCCGGAGGAGCGGGTGCTGGAGCTGCCGCCGGTGCGTCGGGCGGCGGTGACGCGGGCACAGCTACGGGCGATACCACAAATGCAGGCTCCGCTTCCACCCGGCGGGGCAAATCGGGCGAATACGCCAACGTCGTGTTCGGGAAAGCGCCTGCGGGCGAGGATTCCGGCACGGGCGGCGGCGCACAGCAGACGCAGCCTCACGCCGCCGGTGATGGCAACAGCAAGGGAGAGGACCTGAGCAAAGAGTTCCGCGACCTCGTAAACGGGAAGTACAAGGACGCCTACGCCGCAGAAGTCCAGCGCATTATCAACCGCCGCTTCGGCGAGGATAAGACCAAGGACACGCAGCTTGCAGCCCAGCAGCCGATCATTGACACGCTCATGCGCCGCTACGGCATCACCGACGGCGACGTTTCCAAGCTCTCTTCCGCCATTGACGGCGACGAGGCGATGAGCGACGTGCTGTTTGGCCGCGAGGCGGAGGCTCACGGCATGAGCGTCCCGCAGTACCGCGAATATGTGCGCATCCAGCAGGAAAACGAGAGCCTGCGCCGCGAGGAAGCGGCGAGACGGCAGGAGCAGAGAGCGAATGAGCAGTTCAACGACTGGATCAGGCAGGCGACCGAGGTCGCTTCCGTCTATCCCGAGTTTGACCTGCAAGCGGAATTGAAGAACAATCCGCGCTTCATTGCCATGCTGCGCTCCGGCGTTCCTGTACGGCACGCATACGAGGTCTCGCATCTCGATGACATTCTCGCCGGAACGGCCAGAAATGCAAGCGCAGCCGCCGAAAAGCGCGTGACCGACAACATCCGCGCCAAGGGTATGCGCCCGACCGAGAACGGGACCATCTCCCAGCCGGGAAGCGTCCGCAAGGACGACCCGAGCAAATGGACCAAGGCCGACCGCGCCGAAGTCATGCGGCGCGTGGCGAGGGGAGAAAAAATCACGCTGTGACCGCGTTCTCCCTTTCGCCGACTACGAAAGGAGAATGAAAAACCATGAAGAAAATGCTTTCCAAGTTCCTCATGCTGATGGTGCACATGTCGCTGTTCGATCAGCAGACCAACGTCACGTCCGACGCCGGTATGAGCGTCGAAATGAAGACGTTCTATTGCGACACCCTCATTGACAACGCCGAACCCGAGCTTGTCCACGACCGTTGGGCGCAGAAGCGCGACATCCCCAAGGGCAAGGGCAAGGAGATCGAGTTCCGCAAGTACGATCCGCTGCCCAAGGCGCTTGTGCCGCTCACCGAAGGTGTGACGCCCAAGGGCAAGAAGCTCAACGTGACCGCGTTCAAGGCGACCGTGGAGCAGTACGGCGACTTCATCGAGTATTCCGACATCCTCGAGCTGACGACCATCGACAACAACCTTGTCGAGGCCACCAAGCTGCTCGGCTCTCAGGCGGGCCGCACGCTCGACACCATCACCCGCGAAGTGCTCAACGGCGGCACGAACGTGCAGTACGGCGAGGGCACGGTCTCCGGCCGCCACCTGCTTGTCGGCGGCGAGACCTCCGGCAATATGTACTTCACCGTGCGCGCGGTGCGCAAGGCTGCCCGTTTCCTCAAGACCATGAATGCGCCGCGTAAGGACGGCTCCTATTGGGCGATCATTCACCCCGACTGTTCCTTTGACATTCAGGACGATCCCGATTGGAAGCGCCCGCACGAGTACAAGGACACCGCGAACATCTATGACGACGAGATCGGCAAGATCGCGGGCGTCCGCTTTGTGGAGACCACGGAAGCGAAGATTTTCCACGCCGAGAATCTGACCGCCGCGGCGCGCGAGCTGACCGTGAAGAGCTATTCCGCCAAGGTCGTGACCGTCAACGAGGCGATCAGCGCCGACGAGGCCGCAGCCCTTGCGGGCCGTCTGGTCATTATCGAGGGCCAGCTCTGCGAGATCGAGAGTGCGAGCGCTGCTGCCGCAGGCTCCGCGACCATCACGCTCAAGGAAGCGCCCTCCACCGCTCCCGCTGCGTCCAACAAGGTCTACCCGGGCGAAGCCGGCGCCAAGGGCCGCGACGTGTACTCCACCATCATTCTCGGCGCGGACGCCTACGGTACGACCGAGCTGACCGGCGGCGGCTTGCAGCACATCGTCAAGCCTCTCGGCTCTGCCGGCAGCGCCGACCCGCTCAACCAGCGCGGCACGGTGGGCTGGAAAGCCACCAAGGTGGCCGAGCGCCTTGTCGAGGCGTACATGATCCGCGTGGAGACCGCTTCCACGTTCAACGACGCGCCCATCAACTGAGCAGAGGAGGGGCGATACCGCCCCTCCTAATAACGATCCGAAAAGGAGGACCAACCCATGAGCAAGGAAACCAAGACCACAGCGCCCGCGCCCGAGGCCATGACGGCGGAAGAGATCGTCGCAAAGGCGCAGGCCGAAGCGGAAGCCATCCGCGCCGCCGCGCTGACTGAGGCGAACGACATTCGCCAGCAGGCCGAGGAGGAAGCCGCGGAAATCCGCAAGGATGCCGAAGCCGCCGCCAAGGAGGCCGCTCCCGTTCCCACCCCTGCCGCGCCGAAGCACGACGAGGGTGAGGAATACGTCTATGTGGAGCTTTTCAAGGACAACGGGCGCTACAAGGACGATGTTCTCGTATGCGTCAACGGCGAGAGCTGCCAGATCAAGCGCGGCGTGCGCGTGCGCATCAAACGAAAATTCCTGTGGGCCATTCAGAACCAGATGCGGCAGGATGCCAACACCGCCAACATGATTCAGGAGATGCACGAGGCGTTTGACGACGCCGCGCGCGCCAACGGCGTGAAGCTGTGACCCTCCCGCTGCACGAAACTGAATAGACCGCGAAAACACAAAGCAGTTACGACACGGCGTAGCAGACGGGAAACCTCCTCTTCTGCTGCGCCGTGTTCTCACAAGGAGAACAGTATGGAACAGAGAATTATCAAGCTCTCCGTGAAGAATGAGTACATTCTCGGGGAGGGCGTCGTGATCGGCGCGGCAGGCTCGCACGACGAAGTTCTGCTTGAACTGGACTTCCGGGCCTCTCCCGTGTGGCACGGCACGACGAAAAAGGCGATTTTCTACGACGCAATGTACAAAAACCCAGCAACTATTTTGCTGACAACAAATTTGCTCGCAGCGGGACAGACGGATGTTTACTATGTTCCGGTCCCGCAGGCGGCAAAGACTGCTGCCGGAGACTGCTTTCTCACGGTGGAGGGGACAGTTGTGGAGGGAAGCGGAGAAAACGCAAAGGAAACGGTACGCGTAACGACGAAAGAGGCTCGTTTTCCCGTTCTTCCAAACAAAAGATATCTGAATGAAACCCCCATTACGCCAATGCAGGCGGAGCAGCTGCAAGCGGAAATCGACGACATCAAGAACACGGTTTCCGAGGCAAAGGACAGCGCCGACGCCGCCGAGGCGAGCAAAAAGGCCGCGGCTGCCAGCGAGCAGGCTGCGGCAAAAAGCGAGACGGCTGCCAAAGCCTCCGAGACCGCTGCCGCCGAGAGTGCAAAGGATGCTGCCGCCAGCAAGGCGGCTGCCGCCAAAAGCGAAGCCAACGCAAAAGCCTCTGAGACTGCCGCCAAGAGCAGCGAGACCGAGGCGGGGAAATCTGCTGCCGATGCCGCCGCAAGCGCCGGAAACGCCCTTGCAAGCGCAAGCAGCGCAGCGGGAAGCGCGACCGATGCCGAAAATGCCGCGCAGAGCGCCGCACAGAGTGCCGCTTCCGCGGCAGACAGCGCCTCCTCCGCCGCAGAAAGCAAAGAAAAAGCCGCTGCCTCTGAGGCCAATGCCAAAGCAAGCGAGGAGGCCGCGCAGAAGAGCGCCTCGGCGGGCGCGGACAGCGAAAAAGCGACTGCGGCAAGCAAGACCGCCGCCGAGACCGCGCAGGGAAAAGCGGAAGCCGCACAAAGCAAAGCGGAGGCGGCGCGGGATAATGCAGCGCAGAGCGCTGCCGATGCCGCCGCAAGCAAAAGCGACGCGCAGGCCGCAAAAACCGGAGCCGCCAATGCGGCTACCGCCGCTGCCGAGAGCCAATCTGCCGCTGCCGCAAGCAAAAACGCGGCAAAAGATTCCAAGGACGCCGCCGCTGCATCCGCGCAAGGCGCATCGAACAGCGCCTCCGCCGCCGCGCAGAGCGCCGCCGATGCTGTCGGCGCGAAAAAGGCCGCAGAGAGCTGGGCGGTGGGCGGCACCGGCACCCGCGAGGGCGAGGACGCAAACAACGCCAAATACTGGTGCGAGAGCGCACAGGCGGCGGCGGGCGGCGGTGTAACGAGCTTCAAGGGCCGAGGCGGAGCCGTTGTTCCGCAGAGCGGCGATTATACGTCTGAAATGGTGGGCGCTGACCCCTCCGGCTCTGCGGCTGCCGCGGAAGAGGCGGCAAAAAAGGCCGCGAGCGCCGAGCTGAAAGGGCACACGGGCAAAAAGGACAATCCGCACGGCGTCACCGCGGCGCAGGCGGGCGCCGATCCGGCAGGAACGGCGAACAGTAAAGTCACAGCTCATAACGAGAGCACCGACGCGCACGCGGACATCCGAACCGCCGCTGCCAATGCCGCAAAGGACGCGGCGACGGTGCAGAAGAACCTCAACGCGCACGACCAAAACACCACCAAGCACATCACGGCGGAGGAGCGAACGGCGTGGGACGGCAAGCAGGACAAACTCACCGGCACCGCGGGCCAGTTCGTCGGATTCGATGCCGGCGGGAACGCCGTGGCCGTGGCTGCAAATAGCAGTGTAACGGTCACCTTTACGGCAAATGACTGGACGGGCGACGACGAACCGTTCACGCTCACGATTCCGAAGACCTCGCACAAGAGAAGCAGCGCGGACTTCACCTTTGATGCCTACTCCCTTTGCAGCGACGGCAAATATGCGAAAAACACATGGGCCGTGCTTGAGCTGGACGTTGAATACACGGCGGCGACGGGAGCCTTTAAGCTCATGAGCGACACGAAGTTTGCCGGTAAGATCGTTTTTGCGGGGTGAGGCGATGAGGGCATACAGAGAGGCGGAGCTGACCGTCCGCTTTCGGGACGGCGGTCCGGACGCACAGGTGAAGATTGACTGTGAGCGCGGCGTCATTTGCATCACGACCTTCGACCGACGGAACATTCCGCGGCCATCAAAGATCATTTTCGCGGAGAACGATGTGCGCTATAAGCTGCCGTACAAGCCAGTTGTACACGCCGAGCGCGGAGAACGCCTTACGGATACCCTGCGGCGCGCCGGTGTGATCGAGCAGGGCGAGGCCGGTCTCGAGGACCTTGCTGTGGAGTATCGGCGCACGGCAGCGCAGATCAGCATTAAAATTCGCGAATGCCGGGAAGCCGGCATAGATACCGGGCATCTGGGCGCGATGCGGCGAGACCTGCGGGAGGCCGCAGCGGTCCTGACCCGATATTATGATTATCCCCGCTTCGGTGTCGGGATATGGGAGCCGAAGCACAAGCGCGGAAAGCGATAAATTTGCACAGGAGGCAGGAGCATGAAAACAGGAAACAGCTATTACGGCGTCAAGTACAAGATCAATGGTCATCGCGTCGGCAACGTCTTTGCATTATCGAGCGAGTACCACGTCACATTTGAGCGGTGCTATTCTGAAAATACGCTCGAATCGGTCGAGGCCATCGACTGGAAGAATGTCACGGTCGAGCAGATTCGCACGGATTGCCCCGCCTGTCCGCTGCCGGAGGGCTACGCCTTCACCGTGAAGGCGATCCAGTACGACATGAACACGCAGAGCATCAAGGTGATCATCAAAGCAGACAAGCAGTATTGGGGCGATGTTACGCCGTATCAGGTGCAGATCGAGAGCCTGACCGCCACTGTCGCCGAGAAGAATACACAGCTCACCGAGAGCGAAGAAAACCTTGCCGTTGCCAACGCGCAGCTGGCGGAACTGGAGGCCACCTATGATGCAAACTGAAAAGCTCAACGCCATTAAGGGCGCGATCACGGACGGAAAGCTCGTGCGGGCCGCCGGCGGCATCGCGCAGCGCACGGAGCAGAGCGACAAGCTCGGCTTTGACTGGAGGATCTTCACCGTCAACGACGTGGACGTCCGAAAGGATTACGTCGAGCAGGCAAATCCGGTCGGCGCGAGCGCCGACAATCCCATCGAATACACGGAGGGCGTGCCGCTCATCAACAACGCTTTCTACCGCGTGGACGGTGTGATCAAGGTCTACATGGACGGCTGGGCAGACTGGGAGGGCTGAACGCATCAGCCATTAACGAATTGAGGAGACGACGATGAGCGAGAAAATCGACGCTCTCCGCCAGCGGCACAGTGAGCTGCTTGCGCAGATCGCTGAAGCACGCGATAACGGTGCGGACGAGCTGGAGATCGAAATGCTGCGCGAGGAATTAGCGAATGTTCAAGCGATGCTTCACGCCATTGCCCCGCGCAGAGCCAAAGCGCCGCGAGCGAGAACCGTGTCGATGGCCGCGCAGGCAGAGAACGGCGGCGAAATGTCCCTCGGAGACCGCGCGCAATTTCTCTCTTGGGAGCAGGCGGACAATTCGCTCGATGATGAGATCGAGGCTGGAAGAAAGCAGATGCTTTCGGCGGCACAGCGGGGGCTTGAAGCATTGACAGAACGGCAGCGCAAGGTCCTTGAGCTGAACCGCGACGGCGCATCCGTGACGGAGATCGCCGAACGGCTCGGAATCGGGAAGAGCACGGTTTCCCGTACTCTCTCCCGCGCAAAGAAAGCCGTGCGGGAGGAGGTCGAGCTGACAATGGCGCAGGCGGCTTTAAGCGGACAGACAGAGCTTGACCTCGCCGACCGCGAAACGGCAAATCTCCTTCTTTCGGCGATAACGCCGCGGCAGGCTGCTTATCTGTATCTATACTACGGTGAGTGGCTGTCGCTGCGGGAGGTCGCTTCGCTCATCGGTGTGGATAAGGCGACGGTGCTGCGCACGATCCGCAGAGCGCTGCGCAACATCGGAGCGATGACCGGCTTTCAGCCGACGACGCTGCGCGGCATGGACGGCCTCGACGAGCTGGCTTATAGCATTTACCGGGAATTGCAGGAGCAGGATGCCGTTGTGCCGCAGGAACGCAGACCGGCACCGCCGCGCAAAGGGCAAAGCAGCCCACGCAAGCCGTGCGAGCCGGATAAAGCGCCGATGCCGCCGCTGACGATCATCCGTGCAAAGCGGCACAGGGGGCAAATGCTGCGAGAGCTGGAGCGGCTTTCCGCAAACGGGCAGAGCGCGCAGCTCTGGCTTATGGAAATATTCCGAAAGCTGGCGAAAAACCTCAAGAGCGCAGGACGCTGGCTGCGCCGTAACTGCTGACAAATCAAACAGGCGGATTTATTGCCGCCGGAAAGAGAGAACGCCTATGAACCTATCGACCGTTGCAAGGCGGGCAGCATCAAGGAGATCACCGGCGAAAGCTACGCCGATGATAAATAAATTTTGAACAAAGAAAAGGAGAACAAAATTATGGCTACTTACAAGAGAATCGCATCCGACGGCAAGCCCATCGAGGTCACCGACATCCCCTACGGTCTGAGCGAAAAGGCGGGCATCAGGAACAGCATCAAGCAGCCCGTTATGGCGCGCGACATTTCCCGCGCCGGCACGGAGGTATATGTCGCCCCCTGCTACAAACTCACCTATGACGCGGACGGCTACTGCGTCAAGACGGAGACGTGCCACATCCCGGAGGAGATTGCAGCTAAGCTCGCGGAGCTGAACAAGTGAGCAGAGCGGGGGCTATCCCCCGCTCTAATACGATTGGTAATACTACCGCGCGAGGTCCGATGTGGCTTCGTGCAGAAAGGACAAAACGATGGAGAACAATACTTTGACGGCGATCAAGGCGTGGATCACGGCGGCGGTGGCGATGCTGACGGCCTTTTGGGGCTGGTTCGGCTGGCTGCTGATCGTGTGGATCGGGCTGATGCTGGCGGATTGGCTGGTCGGCTCTGCCGCAGCGGCGCACCGCGGGGAGTGGAGCAGCGCGAAGCTGCGTGAAGGCGCGTGGCACAAGGGCGGCATGATCGTTATCGTCTGCATTGCGCTGGTCGCCGACTGGCTGATTGGCATGATGCTGGAGCACCTGCCGGGTGTGAAGCTTCCGTTTGAGTATACGACGCTGCTCGGCCCGCTGGTCGTTGTGTGGTACATCATTGGGGAGTTGGGCAGTCTGGCCGAACACGGCGTAAATATGGGCGCAAAGGTGCCGCCGTGGCTGGTGAAGCTGCTGGCGGCGGGAAAGAACGCCGTGGACGCCGCAGGCGACAAGCTCCTCGGGAGCGACGAGGAGCCGCCGGCATGAAAGATGTGGTCGGCTCTACCTCGGAAGAGGTACGCATGATAAAGGCCATCCAGCGCTCCGTCGGAGCGCTGGACAACGGCTGGATCGGCAACCAGACCTTGAGCGACATCGCGGCGAAGCTCGGCGCGGACTGTTTCCCCTTGAACGTGGAGCTGTACGGCCAGCCCGCGATACTCGCCCGCGACATTGACCCGCTCAACCTAAGCGGACGGCTGCCGGAGAACAGCATCTCGGGGAGCTTTTCGTGGCAGGGTGCGCCCTGCTCCATCCTCGTGCGCGGCGGCAGGGTGGTGCGCGGCATGAGCTGCCATTACCCAACGCCCGAGAGCGTGCTCTACAAGACCACGGACGGCGCGGTGCGCATCGCCCGCGTGGCCTCGGCCTCTTTGCTCGACAATGTCGTTTGGGCGGTCGGAGGTATGGGATTGCTCGGCAATTATAACCCTGCCGCAGAGGGCTTCATAAGGGCGTTCAGCGACGTGCTGCGCAAGACCAACCATACGGTCCTCGGCTACAAGGGCGGGATGCTCTACGGCGTGTACTGCAAGAACATGACGGCGCAGCAGGTCAACGCGCTTTGCCGGAACAAGCTCAAGCTGGAATACGCCATTATGCTCGACGGCGGGCACGTCGCCGCCATCCATGCGGCGTGCAGCAAGATCAACACAAACCAGCGGCAATATTACGCCGTGCGGTTCCTGTAGGAGGGGTGAGACGATGAAGCGCGACGAGTTTATCAAGACCCTGACGAGCTGGGACGGAGCCATGCGCGGCGACGCGGTGCATAAGCGCATCGTGGACGCCTACAACAGCTACCTCCCGCACCCGCGCGGACACAAGCTCACCTATTCAGACGACTACTGCGCGGCGATGGTGAGCGCGGCGGCGATCCTCTGCGGTTTGACGGAGGTGCTCCCCGTCGAGTGCAGCTGCGGCGAGCAGATGCGCTGGTATCAAGTGCGCGGCCAATGGGTCGAGGACGACGCGCACGTCCCGCAGGTCGGAGAGCAGGTTTTCTACCATTGGGCTGACGGTGCGGACTACGCCGCGACGGACTGCACCGGCGCCCCGAACCACACGGGCATCGTGACGCGCGTGGTCGGGAGCTGCGTCAATGTGTTCGAGGGGAACAAGGGCAGCAAGCATGAGTGCGGCTACCGGACGCTGGAGATCAATGGGCGGTACATCCGCGGCTTCGGCATACCTGCATATTTTGCGGAAAAGCGCACACTGGTGCGCGGTGACAAGGATGCGGCGGTCGGAAAGCTGCAGGAATTTCTCAATGTCTGCGGGTACGGGCTGGACGTGGACGGTTCGTTCGGGCCCGCGACGCAGAAGGCGTGGGGAGAGTACGTGAGCGCGTGGATCACGGCGGTCACGGGAAAGTGAGGAAATGGCATGACAACGAGAGAAGCAATCAAGCAGGCGGACGCGCTGCGCCCAAACTGCATTGAAGCGGAAGCAAAGTCCAACATCCTGCGCGAGCTGGAGAGCGAATACGCGGAGCTGATGGGCGTGACGCTGCCGGAAAACCTGTGGCCGGAGGATCAGACGCTCTTGATGCCTGCACCGCACGATAACAGCTATGTATGGCATCTGTGCGCGGGCATTGACCTGATGAACGCGGAAACGGACCTGTACGCCAACGATAAGGTCGTTGCCAACAGCAAGGTGAGCGAGGCAAAGGCGTGGTGGAGGCGGCACAATCGACCGCCGCACCGCGGGAATTGGAAGGTGTGATATGAGCTACCCCGATCTCCCCAACAATATCCGGAAGTACCAGAGCGAGGTCGTTGCCATCCGCGGACTGAACCTCTCGGACAACACGCAGGACGGGGACCTTTGTGAGACGCGCAACATCTCGTGCCGCCGCTATCCCTACTTCTCCACGCGCAGAGCGCGCAGCAAGCTCACGCCGTATGCCAACGCGACCGCCATCACAGCGTGGGAAAAGCTCGTTGTGGTGCAGGGGACGAACCTGCTGTATGACGGCGCGGTGGTTGGGCAGGTAGCGGAGGGCGCGAAGCAATTCGCGGTCGTCAATACCAAGCTCGTCATTTGGCCGGACAAAAAATACCTCGACATTAAGACGCTCACCGTGCAAAGCCTGACGGCGGAGGCGAGCGGCGCGGGCGCGAAGTTTGAGGCCGACAGCATCACCGTGACCGGATGGAGCGACCTGACGACGCAATTCAAGGTCGGCGACACGATCAGCGTTTCCGGCTGCACCGTGCAGGCCGGCAACAACAAAAACGCCTACATCAAGGCGGTGGAGGCCGGTAAGATCACCGTGACAAGCAACTGCTTCACGGCAGCGACGGAAACGGCGACGATCACGCTTTCACGCTCTGTCCCCGATCTCGACTTTATCTGCGAGAGCGAAAACCGCCTGTGGGGCTGCTGCAACACGGACAAGACCATCTACGCCAGCGCGCTGGGCGACCCGACCAACTTCTTTACCTACGAGGGCATCAGCACAGACAGCTACGCCGTGGCCGTCGGCAGCGAGGGAAATTTCACCGGCTGCGCCAAGCTCTCTACAAGCGTTCTGTTCTGGAAAGAGAATGTGCTGCACAAGATGCTCGGCAGTTATCCGGCGGAATACGCACTCTACACCTACAACGTAGAGGGCTTGCAGGCAGGCTGCCACAAGAGTATGCAGGTGGTCAACGAAACGCTCTTCTATAAGGGCCTGCACGGCATCTACGCCTACTCCGGCGGCATTCCCGCTCTGGTCTCCCGGCAATTCGGCGACCACGAATTCACGGACGCCGTGGGCGGAACAGATGGTGTGCGGTATTTCCTCTCCGTCAAGGAGGGGGCGCGGAGCCGCCTGCTCGCCTATGACATTCAGGACGGTATATGGCTGGAAGAGGACACGACCGCCGCGGTCGATTTCGCCCGCATCGGCAAGGATATGTATTTCCTCGACAGCTCGGGCAGCGTCTATCTCGCCGACACCGGCGAAGAGGACGCAAGTATCGAATGGCTGATGGAATTTGTTCCGTTCTACGCCACGATCAACTACCGCAAGCGCATCCGTAAGCTGTTCCTGCGCGTCACCGTGCCCGCCGGAGCGTGGCTGCGTGTAGAGGCCCGCTTTGACAGCGGCGTGTGGTGCGAGGTCGGCAAGATCGCGGGAGGCCCCTGCGACGACGTGTTCACCATGCCGGTGCAGATCGCGCGGTGCGACAAATTCGGCTTGCGCGTTTCCGGCGTAGGGCCGTGCTGCCTGCTCGGCCTGTCGCGCGAATTCAGTTTAGGGAGTGATAAATAATGGCGGTATTCCCCGAAAGCATGGACCGCATCGACCCGAACGATCCGGGCGCGGCGCTTTCGACCATCGAAAGCTACATCCGCTATATGCAGGAGCGCATCGAATTTGCCAACAAAAACACACTGCGAACGGTCGGCGAAGCGGGCGTTTCCAGCGCAGAGCTTTACAGCAAGATCGTCGAGATTGCCAACACCGTGCAGGGCCTCGCTTCACAGATCGCAAGCCTCAACGGTGACGTGACCGCTCTAAGCGGGAGTGTAAACACTCTGAGCGGCTCTGTCGCAACGATGCAGGGGCAGATAAACAACGCGCAGGAGCAGATTTCCACGATCAACGCAAGTCTGCAATCCCTTGAGCAGCGCGTGAGCGCATTGGAGCAGACGACACCGACGGCCTAACAGGAGGGAAAAAGAAAATGGCAGGCTATTACAACAAGGACAAGGACTATTCCAAAGAACTGATGCGCACCGACCTGTCCTCGAGCGAGCGGGCACAGCTCACACAGGAACGGCAGAACAAAATTGATGCCGTTTACGGCGGCAAGGAGCCGACGCTCGCCGACGGCAGTGGCAAGACCTATAACCAGAAATACGGCGGAAGCTCTTCCGGCGGCTCCTCTGGTGGCGGTTCGCGCACCATGCCGAACGGATTCCAAGGGAGCGCAAACGGCGTTGGCGTATGGGACGCCGATCAGGACGCGATCCGCGACATCATGAACAGTAACTCCAAGGCATGGTGGTCGGCGGACGACACGGAGCGCGAACGTCTGCACGCGGCAAATGAGGCCCTTGCAAGACTGCTCAACGGCGACAACGGGACGGTGGGCTTCGATCCCGGGACCGGTTATTGGAGCGGCGATGCGGGGCAGAAGCAGCAGCTTTTGCAGTTCGCTTTCGGCGGCGCACCGAGCTACACGAGCCGTTACGATGAAAAGCTCAACGAGCTTGTCGATCAGATCCTCAGCCGCGGCCCGTTCAGCTATGACGCGGAGAACGACCCGCTGTACCAGTTCTATCAGGACAAGTACCAGCGCAACGGTGACAAGGCGATGCGCGACACGCTCGGCGCGCAGGCGGCGCGGACGGGCGGCCTCTCCAGCTCCTACGCGGGCAGCGTCGCACAGCAGAGCTACAACGACTACATGCAGGGCCTCAACGACATTGTGCCGGAGCTGTACAAGCTCGCCTACTCCATGTACAAGGACGACGAGGACAGCCAGCGGGCGAATGTCGAGATGCTGCGTGCGCTCGAACAGGGCGACTACGCCAAGTTCCAAGACCTCCTCGCGCAGTACAACACCGACCGCAGCTTTAACTACGGCGTGTTCAGCGATGCGCGTAACTTCGGCTATCAGCAGCAGAGGGACAACATCGAGGACAGCCGTTACAACGCGGAGTGGGCGTACAAGCTCAGCAATGCGCCGAAGAATAAGACCTCCGGCAGCGGCTCGACCGGCAGCAGTGGTTCGACCGGCAGCAAGGACGCCGTCTACGATTATGAGGGACTGTTCCGCGCGGCACAGGCGAGCGGAAACCCCAAGAGTTGGCTTGCCCAGAAAGGCAACTACACTAAGTACGGATTCACCTCGTCCAGCGGCCTCTACGCCGACTATCAGGAATGGGAGGCCAACGGCGGCGGGCTCGACGAAAGCAATCTTGGAAAGAACGGACGCCCCACGTTCGGCGATCTCCGGCGTTCGATCACACAGCTTGTCAATCAGGGCAATGGCAGCGCTGCCTTTGATCTCTACGACAAGTATTTCGACGATATGAGCGAAAAGCAGCGCAATGAGTTGAACCAGCTACTCGGATATAATGGAGGCTGACAATGGCTAAAAAACTCGACCGTTCCTATTTTGAGGCACAGGCGGCAAAGCCACAGACAACAAGACCGCAGGCTGCGTCTGACACCAGCGCGGGCAGCGGCACGAAGAAGCTGGACAAGTCTTTCTTTGAAGTCCGTGCCGAGGAAGCAAAAAACAGGCCCGTAAGGGAGGCCACCCCCGAACAGGGGGCGGCTCCCGCCGCGGAGACGACGCAGCCCACGACGAAAAGGAGCTTCGGCTCCCGCCTGCTCTCCGGCATTAAGAGCGGCCTTTTGTCCGAGGGCGCAAACCTCGCAAATGCGGGCGGCGTTCAGGCTGACCGGCGCGGCGGCACGGAAATGTCTGGCATCTACCGCGAGCAGGTATCTGCGCTCGATCAGCAGATAGCGGCGCTGGAAAACAACCTGCGCGACCCGTCTTTGAGCGCGCGTCAGAAATCGGAGGCTGCAGACGCTCTCGCCGTTGCCAAGTCCCAGCGCGAGATCTACGCAAAGGCCGTCGAGAGCGGAAAGCAGACGGCCAGCGGGCTTTATGAGACCGCAGATAAGAGCTATTCCCTTGCGGAGAAGTACGGCAAGGAAAGCCTTGACGGAACAGAGGGCATTGAACGCGCCGCCCTCGGCGCTGTGCCGACCGTGACGCAGCTCGGCACGCAGGTAGCCGCAGACCTCCTCGCCCCGGGCGTCGGCACCATTGGCCGCGCCTTTTCCTCCGGCGGCGCGAATGCCGCGGAGTACCGCTATCAGGCGGGCGACGACTACGACAGCCAAAAGGCCGCGCTTCGCATGGCGCTTTCCGCGGGCGGCGTCGCTGCAGGCTCGGCGCTCTCCGGCGCGGTCAACGCCAGCGGCTTGAAGCTGCTCCGGCAGCTCGGCAAGCAGAACTATGTCTTGCCCAACATCGCCCTCGGCGGCGCGTCCGCTCTCGGCTATGCCGCAGGCGAGACCGGCTTGACCGAGCTATCCAAGGCCATGACGGACGAGGATTATACGCCGGACTGGAACGCCATCGGGAAAACCGGACTGACCGCCTTTGCGTTCGGCGCAATCACCCGCGCTATTGATACCGCCCGCGTGAGCGTCGGCAATAAACGATACATGAAAGCGCTCAATGAGAATGTGCGGGAGCGGTACAACTACGCCAAGCGAACCATCGACGACCCACGCATGACGGCCCAGCAGAAAGCGCAGGCGGCAAATTCCGTCATGGACGCCGCTGACAAGATGCGCTATGCGCTCGATGAGCTTCAGGTCGTGGGCGCGCAAAAGGACGTGAACGCCATACGCGAGTTCCTTTTGAGTATTTACGGCGACATGATGCAGTACACCAACATCAGCTCTGGCGGTATTTCCGGCGTAGGCGGCATTGTCCCGACCGCGCCAAGTGCTCCTCCGAGCGCGCCGGTCGTGCCGGAATCCCCCGTTCAGCCGACCGCACCGGTCCCCCCTGCTGCTCCGTCGCCTACCGCTCCTACCGTAGCCGGGCGCGCCGCCGTAACCAGTGCAGCGCCTAAAACGGCACCATCTGCACCCGCTTCCGCACCGCAGGCGCAGAACGCTCCCGAAACGCGCCTTGCAAGCTCGCAGGAGCGCACGGAAGCGCCGACAGGTGAAACGACACCACAGGAGCCGAAAACGCAGCAGAGCGAGGCACAGGAGCTGAACACCAACGCGCCCGCAGACGTTAAGGCAGCCTTTGACGGAGGGAAGATTCTAAACGAAAGGGCGGTTGACGACGCTGTACGCAGCGGAGCGCTGGAAAGCGCATTCGGCGGCGGCATCGTTCAGAGCAAGGGCAGAGCGGACATAGAGCGCTTTGCCAAAACGATGGGCAAAGCGGGAGCGAGCGTTCTTTCGGAGCAGTACCGTGACGGGCAGGATGCCGAAGCGTATATCCGCGGTATGACAAAGGCGTATAACGCCGGAAAGAACGGCACGAGCCGAGCAGAGCTTATCAACAATCTGCCGTCCGGCATTGACGGTACACAGGCTCGGTCCGCATATATCGCGGGGCAGGCCGACGCCACGAGCACGCAAGCGGTAAAAAGCCCCTTGCCCGAGGCCGCGCAAAGCGGTACAATGGAAAGTGCCAAGGCGGCACCGACGCTGACGGTCTCCGATCTCGCTGAGCGGCTGAAAACGAATACCGTGACCGAGGACGGCGCGTTCCGCTACTCGGTGGAAAGGAAAGGCGGGCGGTTTCCTGTCTACGTCGGTTCTATCCGAGAGATCAGCGGGACGGACGCATACGCGACCGACGCCCGCGCCGCGCGTTATGTATCGCAGAATTTCAAGACCTACGAGGAGGCGGTGGCCGACCTCGTAGCCGTTGCCCGCAACAGCGGTTTTATTAAGGAGGACGCCTATGAACAGAACCGAGCAGATGGAGCTGGACGCTCTTTGCGCGAAGGGGGAGAAAAACCTGACGCCGCAGGAAATGGAACGCTACCGCGAGCTTCTGAAAAAAGTATGGGAGAAGCTGGCCATCTTCGAGGACGATACGGAGTAAATGACAGCGTTGCCCCCGCGCGCGGAAGCGTCGCGGAATCAGAATCCCGGGCTCTCTCGGAGTGTGGGATTGAATCGCTTGTCATTCCGGACGGCAAGTGGGATCGCAAATCCCCGGCGTTTACCCGCGGCGGCAAGGTCTATATGCGAGAAACGATCCCCGAAGAAAAGCGCGGTATGATCGCCCCGCACGAAACGACCCACGTTATGAAGCAGGTTGGATATAAGCCCTACCTCGCCTTTATTCACAACGAAGCGAAATACTTTGATGAAAAGACGTCGGCCGGTGAAACCCTTGTGGAGCACATCGGGCAGCACCGTGGATTTAACGGCCTACCAACCAGCGAAGCAGATCGCGTTACGTTTTTTGATGAGTTGAACGCCACCATTTACGGACATTACGCCTCCGGCAAGATGGACGGCCTTGATGGCCCTTTGCATCAGGCGTTCCGCGATTTCGACCGCTATATTGAAGAGCTGGATAATATCCACAAGCAGTTTAAGAATCGCAGCGACAAGCCAATTTCTCCGAGCGGGGAAAATGGTAAGGCAAAACCCGCGCGTGCGGAGAACCCGCAGCAGCAAATCGCCGATGATGTGCGGCGCAGCATTGAGCGCGGCATCGCGTTCAGCAGCGCCCGCCTCTTTGAGATCGCAGACAAGGCGTATGGCGGTACGATGGCGCAGGGAGCCTATACCGTCAAGGACGCCTACGACGGAATGGAATTGGCGGTCAACCAATATCTCATGCGCTCCGATCTTGTGCGGCAGGGCAACGGCAACGCAGCGAACGCAAAGGAAACGCTTGCGAAGCTGCAAACGCTTTTATGGAAGCTCCCGACGCAGACGAAGCGCACGGCGGAAATGGAGAGCTTTCAGCAGTTTTCCACGCCGCCGAATATCGCCTACCTTGCCGCGTGGACAGCAAATGTGGGCGCAAAGGACATCGTGCTCGAGCCGAGCGCGGGCATCGGCGGACTTGCTCTCTGGCCGAAAGCGTGGGGCGCGACCGTGTACGGCAACGAGCTTTCGACGCGCCGTCTCGCATTCCTAAATCAGCTCGGGCTTGACGGCACCTATAACCTCAACGCGGAGCAGATCAACAACCTGCTGCCGGACGAGATCAAGCCGAGCGTCGTCCTTATGAACCCGCCTTTCTCCGCTACGGCAGGCAGAACGGCAACCAACAAGACCGCCAATGCAAAGCGGCATATTGAACAGGCGCTTGACCGTCTCGAAGAGGGCGGGCGACTGGTGGCGATCCTCGGCAACGGCATGGAAAACGATGCACCCGCGTTCCGCGCGTGGTGGGACGATCTGCGCCGCGAGTACAGCGTCCGCGCCAATATCCGCATTGACGGAGAGAATTACAAGAAGTACGGGACGACCTTTGACGTGCAGCTTGTCGTGATCGACAAGACGGGGCCGAACCAGACACCGACGATCACCGGCACATATAAGGACCTTTCTAAAATCCCTGACCTTATGGAGGGCATCAGAAATGACAGGACAAGAGCTGAAGAACACCCTGCTGGAGTTCATACCGCTGTTTCTGGAAACGGAGACGCCGACGGCAGCGCTCGCGGAAAACTGGAATCAAAACGTTCTGGAACAACGCCTGCGCGAAGCGGAGGCAATGATCGCGGGAATGCAGCCGGAGCAGCTGCTCTCGACGCTGGGCCACGCCGCGGATTACAGTCTCGCGGAGATCAAGGCGGCGTGGAGCAAAACGCAGGAGGCCAAGAGCTGGCCAGAGCAGTTGGAGAGAGCGGAAGCACTGATCGACCTGATTCTATCCAACTCGAACGAAACGGGAGCGCTCGACCCGAACGAGTACCCGACCGACGCGGAGCGGTAAAGGAGCTGGCGGAAAATCCCGACAGCGTTTATTCCACCTACTCCCCCAGCAAGGTACACATCAAGGGCGCGAAGAAGCACCCGGCAAAGCTCGTGGAGAGCGCGGCAATGGGCGCGGTGCTTCCACCGGACCCGACCTATACGCCCGCGCTTCCCGCGCGGATCGCCAAGGAGGGCATTCTCTCCGATGCGCAGCTTGAAAACGTCGTGTACGCTGGACAGGCGCACAGTCAGACGCTTCCGGACGGCAGGCGCAGGGGCTACTTCATCGGCGACGGTACGGGCGTCGGCAAGGGCCGACAGCTCGCCGGTATCATCATGGACAACTATCTGCAAGGCCGCACAAAGGCCGTGTGGGTATCGGAAAAAACGGGCCTCGTGAATGACGCCCGCCGCGATTGGTCCGATCTCGGCGGAAATAAGGACGCTATCCTCGATTTCAGCAAATATAAGCTCGGCCAGCCCATCGCCGATAAGCAGGGCGTCATGTTCACCACCTATGACACCTTGAAGATGGCAAAGGGCGGGAAAAGCCGCATTGACGACCTGAAAGCGTGGCTCGGCGGAGACTTCGACGGCGTGATCGCGTTCGACGAAGCGCACAATATGGGCGGCTTTATCAGTGTCAAGGGCAAGCGCGGCAAAACAAAGCCCGCGGCAAAGGCTATTGCTGGCGTGGATCTGCAAAAGGCGTTCCCCAATGCCCGCATTGTGTACGCCAGCGCGACCGGCGCGACGGACATCACGCAGTACGGTTACCTTGATCGGCTCGGGCTGTGGGGCAAGGGGACGGCATTCAACGACGTCAACGATTTTATATCGAAGATCAGCGACGGCGGCTTGGCTGCAATGGAGCTTGTCGCCCGCGATATGAAGGCGATGGGCGTCTATATGGCCCGCAGCATCAGCTATGACGACGTGAAGTACGACACCTTGCAGCACGACCTTACGCCGATGCAGACGGAGATTTACAACACCATGAGCCGCGCGTGGCAAAAGGTGCTGCAAAACATGAACAAGGCGTTGGAGGTCACCGGCCAGAGCAAGGACGGCATGGCGAGAGGCCGCGCGGTCGGCGCGTTCTACTCCACGCAGCAGCGCTTTTATAACCAGATCATTACGTCGATGGCTATGCCGTCTGTGATCGAGGATATGCGCCGTGAGCTGGCCGCGGGCCGGAGCTGCGTTCTCCAGCTCACGAATACAAACGCGGCACAGGCAGACCGCGCCCTCGCCAAAAACGAGGCGGCAGGCGGCTCGCTGGACGATCTGGACCTCACCCCCTCCGACACGCTTATCCAGATGCTTGAAAAGTCTTTCCCCGTCGAGCTGTACGAGGAGTACACCGACGAGGACGGCAAGGAGCGCTCCCGCCCCGTGCTGGACAAGGACGGCAAGCCCGTGCTGGACAAGAAGGCCGTGCAGATGCGCGACAACCTGATTGCCGAGCTGCAACAGATGAAAGTGCCGGACGGCCCGCTGGAAATGCTGCTTGACGCATTCGGCGCGGACAATGTTGCCGAGGTCACGGGCAGGACGCGCCGCGTGGTGGAGAAGCCCGACGAGAACGGAAACATGAAGCGTGTGGTGGAGAGCCGAGGCGCAGCCTCCGGCATTGCCGACGCGAATATGTTCCAAGACGGGAAAAAGCGCATTCTGGTTTTCTCCGATGCGGGCGGCACAGGGCGCAGCTACCACGCTGACCTGCGCGCAAAGAACCAGCAGCAGCGCGTGCATTACCTCCTGCAACCCGGGTGGAGCGCGAGCAAGGCGGTGCAGGGCTTCGGCAGAACGCACCGCAGCAATCAGGCGAGCGCCCCCATCTTCCGTCTTGTGACGACAAACGTCATGGGGCAGAAGCGTTTCACTTCGACCATTGCCCGCCGCCTCGACCAGCTCGGCGCGTTGACAAAAGGCCAGCGTCAGGCGAGCGGCGGCGTATTCGGGGAAAAGGACAACCTTGAAAATCCCATCGCTATGGACGCGCTTGCTACGTTCTATAAGAGCGCCGACAAGGAAGTGCTGAAAAAGCTCGGCCTTTACGACAAGCTCTTTGACGAATGGGGCCGCATCAACGAGGGAAGCCCCGACCTGCGCGACATCAGCAAATTCCTCAACCGTATTCTGTCCCTTGAAGTGGACGAGCAGAACGCAACATTCCAGCAGTTCTACGACACCTTTGAGCGCATGATGGACGCCGCCATTGCCAATGGTACGGTCGATATGGGCCTTGAAAACTACCGCGCGGACAAGGTGGAAGTTCTGGATGAGACCGTGATCCGCAAGGACCCGAGCGGTGCAGATACGCGCTATGTCCAAATGAAGGTCTACCGCAAGCCAGAGCTTATCCCGTTTTCTGCACTGGATACCAAGCTGAGAGACTTCAAGGGCCTCGTGCGGCTGGAAGATGGAGGCGTCCGCGCCGTCTACGAAATTTCCAGCAAGACCAACGAAAAAGGCGAGATACAGCGCCGCTTTTCGCTGGAAAGCCCCGTGCGCGGCGTGCGGAGCGTCTATGTGGAAAGCACTCTGAACGAGAAAACCACAAAGATTAACAAGAGCGAGTGGGCGAAGGCGTGGAAAGAGGAGACGGCGAAAGCTCCAGAGTACAACGAAAGCACGCTCCACCTGCTCACCGGCACGCTGCTCCCTATCTGGAACCGGCTGCCCACGAACAACACGCGCGTTATGCGCGTTGTCACGAGCGACGGCGGGCAGTACCTTGGCCGCGTCATTCGCCCCGACCAAATCGACGGCGTTCTGCGCAGCTTCGGCGCGAACCGCACCATGCAGACCTACACGCCGGAACAGGTGAGCGACCTTATTCTCGCAAAGGGTAAAGAGGTCGTCTTGCGCGATAACCGCGTGAAGCTCACACGCCGTCGCGTCAGCGGAGAGTGGCGCACGGAGATCAGCGGAACAAACCTCTGGTTCCTCCAAAAGCAGTACCCGAGTATTTTCTCGGAGCGCATCAACTACGAATGGCGCATGTTTATCCCGACCGGCGAAGCGGGCCTATCCGTTTTGCGCGGTATCCTAAAGGATAACCCCGTCGTGGATGTGCGGGAGCCTGCCCCCTCCGGCGACGTGGACGCGAACATGGTGAACAATGTACGCGACCCAAAGGACGAATGGGACGCGGAGCGCATCAAGGGCGGCGAGGCCAAAGAAAAGGCCAAGAGCATTTCGGAGATCGTGGAGCAGATACGGCACGACTTCGGGACGAATATCACCGCCGGACACATCCGCGGCAAACGCGGCCAGTACGACCGCGCGACCCACGGTATCCGCTCGAAGCTCGTCAACGACCTGCCGAACATTGCACACGAGCTCGGCCATCACCTTGACAACACCTACGACCTGCGCGGGAGCCTGTCGTCCGTCATGCGGGACGAGCTGACGGGCGGCCTCGACGACGCGGCGCGGAACAGCTACCCCAAGAAAAAGTGGATCAGTGAGGGCATTGCCGAATACTTCCGCAAATACCTGCAAAACCGCGAGGTAGCGGCAATCGACTACCCGACCTTTACGGCCTACATCAAGAACCTGCTGCCGGCAAAAGACATGGCGCAGCTCGACCAGCTCGCGGACGAGGTAAACGCCTACTATGCCCTTGACGCAGACACGGCGACCAGCTCTGTCCGTCTGCGCGAGGAGGGCCGCCCCGACGCACGCACCTACGACGAGAAGATCAAGGCGAATGCCGACGCGCTCTATCAGGCGTGGGTAGACAGCAACCACGGCATCAAGCTCTTTGACCGAGCGACCGGCGCGGACACCTACAAGCTCGCTACGAACGCCGCGTACAGCGACGCAATGGCAGGGCAGATTATCGTCGGCGACCTCACGGACGCAGACGGCAAGTATGTCTCCGGCGGCCTGAAAACCGCCCTGCACGGCATCAACCTCAACGACAAGGAGGAGTACCGGCTGTTCGGCGAATACCTCATCGTCCGGCACGGACCGGAGCGTCTTGCAGAGGGAATGCGCGTGTTTGCCGACGACCGGAAGAACAGCGCGGAATTTATGGAGCGCCGCGCTGCCGCGCTGGAACAGCAGTACCCGAAATTCAAGGAGGCCGCCGACCGGCTCTATCAGTTTGAGCGCGATCTGCGGCAGGTGTGGGGCGTGGATACCGGCCTTATCGGCGAGCAGACGGCAAAGGATTGGGACGAGCGCTGGAAATACTACGTTCCGTTCAATCGTGCCGTCAGCGTGGAGAACCGGGGCATCGGCGCAAAGCGCGGCTTCGCCAACCAGAAGAACCCCATCAAAAAGGCACACGGCAGCGGCCTTGACATCGTTCATCCCGTCGATAACATCATCAACAATATTGTTCTCATGGTGAATGCGGGTGTACGGAACAACGTTATGCGGAAGATCACGGACGAAGCCCGCCGCCTCGGCGCGGACGCCTCTCTCCTTGAACCCGTTCCGACGCCGATGAAAAAAGACCTGTTCCGCGCGGTCGATCTGAAAAAGGAATTGAGCGATACCGTCGACCAGAGTGGCATGACGGCAGAGGACAAAATGTTCATGCTGGACACCATCGGCAATATCTCCAATGTCCTCGAACAGTTCAGCCGCGGAAAAGCCTACGGCGATGTTGTTACCGTCATGCGCGGCGGCGAGCCGGAGTTCTGGAAGATCAACGATCCCCTGCTGCTCTCGTCGATCACAAGCCTTTCCCCCAAGTCCATGAACGGCATTCTTGACGCCTACGCCATCGTCAGCCGCTTTATGACGAGCAATATCACCGGCATGAACCTGCTGTGGAACATCTTCTCCAATATGCCGCGAGACTTCCAGACGCTTTTGACCTATTCCAAGGATAAGAACGTCGCACACCTTGTAAAAGCCATCGGCAGCGCCTACGTCAATAAGATCAAGGGCAGCGGAGCGGATCCGCTCTATCTGGAATACCTCGCGATGGGCGGCGGCAAGACCTCTGCCTATACCGCAGACCGCGACCTCACAAGACGCGCGCGGCAGCAGCTTACGGGCGAGAAGAAGATCAGCCTGAACCCGCTGGATATGATCGCGTATATCAGCGATCTTATCGAGCTTGGCCCGCGTTATGCCACCTACAAGCTCATGCGCGAACGCGGCATGACGCCGCAGGAGGCGTTCTATGAGGCAATGGATATCACCGTCAACTTCCGCCGCGGCGGTATCCGCGCGCGGGAGGTAAACAAGGCCGTCCCGTTCTTCAATGCCAACGTGCAGGGCCTCGACAAGCACGCGCGCTGGATCACTGCCGAGGACGCGCCTGCGGGCAAGCGAAAGGACGCGGCGAAACGGCGCTTCCTCATGTACCTCGCCGCCTCCGCTGCGCTGGCCGCGGTAAACTACGGCATCAACAACAGCAGCGACGAGAACAAGAAAGACTACCAGCAGCTTTCCACCTACACGAAGAACAGCTATTGGGTCTATCCCCTTGGCGACGGGAAATACCTCTGCCTGCCGAAGCCGCGCGAGCTGGCGGTTCCCAGCTCGCTCTTCGAGGCTCTTTTGGAGCGCACTGTCGGCGGGAACGAACACGCCTTTGACGGCTTCTATGAATACGCGACGGACAATTTCCTGCCGAGTATCCTTTCGGACTTTGCGAACCTTGACGCCGCCGGGGCCATTGGCTCGCTCGGCTTGATCGGCGTGGGCAGCTATATGGTAGCAAACCGCGACTTCCTCGGCAGGCCCATTGAAAGTACGGGAATGCGATACCTCGAACCGAGAGATCGCTACAACGAGCGCACGAGCAAGCTCGCGTACTGGATCGGGCAGGCGTTTGACGTCAGCCCCGTCATGGTCGACTACTTCTTCCAGAACACGCTCGGTGGTTTCTGGAAAGCGCAAAAGGCCATTTTCCCCGTCGGCGAGGAGAACCGCGATTGGTCCTTCGGCATTCAGGGTAGCTACATCAAGGACAATCAGTATTCGCAGGATTTGACAAACTGGCTCTACGATCAGGCGGAAAAGTCCTCGCAGGCCAAGAAGTCTGACCCGGCGAACATGGACAAGGCTATCGCTGCCGCGATGGACGATAGAATGGTGGAGTTCTATTCAAGCTACAATAAGCTTGCAAAGAACACCCCGGATACCGTCGTGAACCGCGGAACGCGGCAAACCGTTCTTGACGCGATCTATGAATACCGGAAAGCGCACGACCACAATATTACGACCGACGCGGAGCGCATGGCCTATGGCGTGTGCAAGGAGCAGGGCGGGACCGAGCTTTTACCGAGCTGCTTGCCAGTTACAGTCAAGGACGGCGACGAGAAAACGCACTCGCTCTCCGCATCGCAGTACGTTGAGTATCAATTCGACTATAACCGTCTATATTGGGAGTATGTCGAAGATATGCTCTCCCCAAGCCAGAGCGCAGACGAGCGCGCCGCCGTTCTCCGCGCGGCAAAAACGGTCGCAAAGGAAGAGGCGACAAATCGCATTCTTTCGGAACTGCGAGCGCCCAAGACAAGCCACGCCGAGAAATACGAGGGCGTCAAAGCGGAAGACGTTGCCATGTTCAAAGCGTTCTGCGACCTCGCAAACGGCGACGGGAGCCTGAAACAGGAAGAAGTCATCAATATCATCAAAGGCATGAATCTTTCTGGCGAGGAAAGCTATGCGCTCTTCAAATCCAAGTACCCAAAGAGCGACGCCAACAATCCGTGGAGGCGCTACAGGTAAATCGGAAAGCAGGTGTTCGGAATTTCCGAACACCTGCTTTTTCTCCTCTCCGTGGTGAAATGCCCGTTTTTCCGTGATACGCTCACAGAAAGGACAGGGACGGCATCGTGTGCGGATTTACGGCGATGATCGCCTTTGCCGATAAAATCGTCGGTCGAAAGACCAAGGAGGAGTAATACCATGATGAACGAAGCCAGTAACGCCTGCGTTCCGCAGGAGAAACCCGCGATCCTCACCGCCGCCGAGGGACATGCAAAAATGCTCGAGGAGGCCAACTGCCGCCTTGAAAACATCTTGCACAGGCTGTACGGAGAGAAGGCCGTCCGACCGACCGAGGGATGTGTCGCGGAGCAGCCGCCCACCTTCGGCGCGCTGCGGCAGCTTACCGAAAGACAACAGAGGCAGCTCAACCGCCTGCTGAACGGCATCGAAAAGCTAGACAGCCTGATCTAAAAGGAGGAGTACTACCATGACGGGACGGACCTGCTCAGGAATCTGGCAACGATGAAGTAGCACTACTACTAACACGTTACTAACAATGCCGGGATCAGAGAATAAAGAAAAAGCCTTGAAACCGTTGAGTTTCAAGGCTTTTCGTTGGTGCGGACTACTGGACTCGAACCAGTGACCTCATGCGTGTGAAGCATGCGCTCTAACCAGCTGAGCTAAGCCCGCAAATGGTGACCCGTACGGG